ATGAAAAATGCTAGTGATTTTGACACTTGGGTAACTGAAACAGTAGGTGATCTAGAAAATTTTACTGGGAACAAGTAACTGAAGTTAAAGAGTTACTTGAGAAATATGTAAAAGACTCTACCTCTCAAATTGATTGGGAAAAATATTTAAAAATTTGTGAACAATTAGGAGAGGAACCTGACCCCAAAAGAATGCCGCTTGAAACATCTGAATTTCCAGATGAGGTTCAAGTGGCATTTTTAATATTTGGATATCTATCAGATAGATGGGATGGTATGTCTGGAACCTATATGGGGAAGGACTGGAGTACAATAAACCATCTTTTTGAACTATTTGAAATAGAAGATAGAAGAGTAATTCTTTTTTTCATGAAAATGTGGGAAAGTATAATAGTAACACATAAATCAAAAGAACAGGAACAAAAACGTAAAGCTGAAGAAAGGAAACGTCAGCATAGCAGTGGTAAGACATACACTCATAATGTGCAGGGTTAATGGCCGGAAAAGATAAAGTATATATTGATATTATAGTTGATGATAAAGGCACAACTAGACGTGTTGCTGTTGATTCAAAAAAATTAGGTCTTGCATTAGACGATGTAGAAAAAGCTCACAAAAAAGGCAGCAAATCCACTAGAGATGCAGATAGGAATCTAAAGGGTTTATCAAAGCAATCTTCTAATACGACAAAAAACTTCTCAAAGATGGCACAAGGTATGACTGGTACTCTAGTACCTGCCTATGCTATTCTTGCTTCTAACATATTTGCAATTACTGCTGCCTTTCAATTCTTGAAGAAGGCTGCTGATTTTCGTGTTATGCAAGATGCTCAAGTTGCATTTACAGGTGCAACCGGTGTAGGTATGCAATCACTTACTGCAAATATACAAGCAGCTTCCGGAGCAATGTTAGATTTTCAAAGCGCTTCAGAGGGAGCCTCTATAGGTATTGCTTCAGGTCTAGGGGCTGGGCAGTTAGAAGAACTGGCAGCAGGAGCGGGTAACTTATCAAAAATACTGGGTAGAGATGTTACTGATTCTTTCAATCGACTTGTTCGAGGTGTAACGAAAGCAGAACCGGAACTTTTAGATGAATTAGGTATTACTTTACGACTAACAGATGCTCAGACAAAATACGCGGCAACCTTAGGAAAATCCGTTAAAGACTTAACCGTTTATGAGAAAAAACAAGCCGTGTTTGTAGAAGTTCAAGGCCAATTAGAGAGAAAGTACAATCAAGTAGCTAAAGCAACAGATGTTCAAGGCAACTCTGTTGCTAGGTTAGGAGTAGCATTTGACAAAATAATGAAATCAGTAAAGAAGTTCTTTGCTGCAATTGCAGAACCCACCGCAGAGTTCTTAATTAGAAATCTAGATTCATTAAAAATTGCGTTAGCACTATTAGCTGTTCCTATAATTAAGGCTATAATCCCAGGAATGGACGAATGGGGAAGAAAATCTAGCGAAGCAGCAAACACAGCGGCCATCGCTTATCGACAGGCAAAGGAAGAGCTAGAAGAATTAGAAGAAGCCCAGGAAAGACTAAATCAAGGACAGTCGGGAATTCAAGATGCGGTAGCTGGTGTAAAAAATCCTAGCAAAGGTGTTAAACAGATACAGAAAGGTGACCTCGATAAACTGGAGAAGGCGCAAGTTAGTGCCCTTTTACGTGCCGCTGAAAAAAATGAAGGTGCTGTTAAACAGATGAATGCCCGTCAAAAAGCCGACTATATGACTATGTTACGAGCTAAAAAACGCGGGAGTATGACATTTTTTGAGTGGCTTGGTCAGGCATGGAGAGATAATACTCGTCGTGCAAACATACAATTTAAAAAAATGACGTCACATTGGAAGGCTGCAATGGCAAAAATGCAGGCCGCTACAGCAAAATTTACCAAAGGTGTTAACTTCTTAATGAAAGGCATGGGATTAGTAGGTATAGCTCTAATGATAAAAGACTTAGGAATAGAGATTCTTAGGTTAGCAGGGTTTTTGGATAAAGATGACTGGGTTGTAAGACAGAATGAGCAATTAGCAAGCCACAGGGATATAATAGGTGGTATAATTAAGGAATACGAAGATTTCAACAAAATTCAATCGAACCTAAGAGGTGAATGGGTGGGTATAAAAGAGCAGGATCCTAATGATGAACAAATTCCTGGGATAGTCACAAGTCCTAAGGGAGGGTCTCCAGTGTTGAAACATCTTGAAGCTCAAGGTAATTTCTTCAACTCAATCAATATAAGTATTAGAGAAGCTAATAATTTACTTGAGAAACAAAATAAGATAGTAACAGAAAGAACTATGAAAACCGAGGCGCTTGATGCGGCAGAAGTAAGTCTGGCAAAACGAATAAAGCAAAGTACTGACACAGGCACTAATAAAGCAGGCAAATATACCCGTTGGGCGGGCGCTGGCGCTCAAGATGTTGCAGGCGACGCAGCCGAGAAGGGACTGAATACCGCGAAAGAAGCTCTAAATTGGGCCAACGCGCTGTTAAAGAAAGAGGCAGAATATCAAAAACAGGTTAAGGCACGAACGGCCCTATTAGCTAAGTTAAAAGTTGAACAGGACAAGCTTAGTGCAGCGACGAAAGAAAGTGTTGTTCAGGCTATAGCTTGGTTGGAAAATACAAAAAAACGGGGAGATCTTAAGCCTACTGAAGCAGCGTACCTAGAGCTGTTGAAGAAAATTCGAGACACAGGAGGCCTGGTAGGCGAGGATTTAGAGAGGTTCAACACTCTAACTGCAACCTTAGCGAAGCAAGGTGGAGAAGCTAAGTCTGTATCGGAGCAGTACAGTAGTTTAAGTACAAAGTATGACGAAACTATAGCTGGAGTTACAGACTTAAAAACCAGTTATAGTGATTTAATTGAAGAAAAGAGAAAGGTTATAAAGACTGCCAGGGAGTTAGCAGAAGGCACTAGTCTAGCAGCGGATCAGGCGAGAGACCATGCGGACATACTTGAAGCTCAGATGAATAACTTGAAAGCGCTTGAAAAACTCGAACTTAAATTCGCTAGGACTAGATTCGCTAATGAAAAAAAGTTTAATGAGGCCGCATTAGGAAGGAGCTCTCTTGAAAAAGAAGTAATAACAAGAGATAAGCAGATTGCAGAGGGAAAACTAAAAATTGCTGAAATTGAAGATAGAATGACAGAGTATGCACGACTTGGTATTACTATTTCAGAAGAAAAGCGGACAAACATGTTGATGGAGATAGAAGCTCTGGAATCTCAAAATGCCTTACTAGAACGGCAGACGGATTTGACAACCGGATTGGTTGATGCAGGTAGAGAGTCTATGGCTAAAGGTCTTTCAGCTCAGATAGCCTCGGTTATAAAAGGCGATACTAATATTAAAGATGCTATACTAAATCTTACAAAATCTATTGTTGAGGGTATCGTTGATGAGCTGTCAAAGAGGATGACTCAGAGTATTATGTCACTTATACCAGGATATAAGACTCAAGAAGAAAAAACAACCGAAGCCGTTGAAAAAGGAGTAGTGAACGGATCCACAGAAGTTAAAACGAAAATGGAAGAAGGAGCTGCAGAAGTTAAAACAAAAATGGAAGAAGCTTTAACTGATGCGGGCGGTAAATTCATTTCTGCTTTAGATGATGCAGCAGATAGATTTGCCAGCGCGATACGCGAGGCATGTCACGCTTGTAGTTGTGGAGATAAGTCCATGGGAGGCGGAACAGGCTCCAGTGTTGCAGACATGGTTGTTACTGCCGCTTCAGTAGTAGTTAGTGGAAGTACTGGAGGTGTTGGAGGGGGACCAACCGTTCGTTCTGGGCGCGATGCTGCAGATGCTGCAGATGCTGGCAGCGTCGGTGTTTCTCCCGATTTTGAGCCTGTGACTGATCGAGCAGCGGAAAAAGCGAAATATAAAAGCTTTGTAGAGGGAGGAGGCTCATTAGACGAAGTCAGTCCTATAAAGGGTAAAGGGGAAGGAGGGTTCCTTTCTGGTACTGTTTCAGGGATTAAGAACATATTTGGAAATTTTGGAAAAAATATGAAAAATCTTTTTGACGGTAAAGCCCCTTTTACCGAAAAGTTAGGTACACTATTTGGCAAAGAAGGATTTTTAGGAGATCTCGGAGGTTTATTTGATGGAATATTAGGAGACTTCGGAGGAATATTTGATGGCCTAATGAACGGTTTAGGAGGTTTATTAGGTGGAATCGGCGGAGGAGGAAACCCTTTTGCCTCAGTTCTAGGTCTTTTTGGATTAGCCAATGGAGGAGTGGTAAAAGGAGGCTTCCGTGAGTATGCAAAAGGAGGAATAGCAAAAGGTCCTCATATTGGAATTATAGGCGAAGGAAAACACAATGAAGCAGTAGTCCCTCTCCCAGACGGTAAGTCCATTCCGATAGACTTTCCAAAAGGAGCAATGGGCGGTATGCAGAATAATAATGTTGGAGTCACAATAAATATTGATAATGAAGGAGGCTCTTCCACAGATGTAGAATCTGACAGAAGAGACGCAGCTAATCTAGGTATACAAATAGCCGATATTGTTCAACAAAAATTATTGGATGAAAAAAGGATAGGTGGAATACTTAGTCCTTATGGAGCAGCATAATGGCGATAGGTTTTCAAATTTCAGGTACTAATATAACTACGGCTACTATTCGTCCCGACAATGATCTTACTCGTTCTACTAAACCTTTAGTACGAATTGTTAAGTTCGGAGATGGATATGAGCAGAGAGGTAAAAAAGGAATCAATTCCTTACAAGAAACCTATAATGTTCAACTAAAAAATAGAGAAAAATCTGCCGCTGACGACATAATAACCTTTTTTGATAATAAAGGAGGTGTTACAAGTTTTGATTTCACAGTGCCTGATGAAAATTCAACAAATTCAGAAAGAACTATAAAAGTGGTTTGTGATAACTACTCCATAAAATATGGAAATGGTACTTACTATACTATAGGCGCAACCTTTAGAAGAATATATGCATGAGTACAAATGTAATAACATCTGATTTACAAGGTTTAGAAGTATCTAGTGGTTTAGTAACTTTATTTGAGTTAGAATACTCTCCTGGTACAACATTATATTTTCATCCCGGATTAAGTACTGACATTAGAGTTACCGCAATAAATGGTACTGCAATTACTCTAAATAAGGCTCAAACTTTAGCCAATGGAGTAACCTTAACATTTAATGGGTATACTACTGCGGGGGCTGCTACAAGTCAACAAACCACTATTACTTCTAGTATAAGTAATAGCACAACTCTGGCTGTAGCTAGCGCTACTAATCTAAAAGTTGGTATGGTAATTACAGGAGCAGGTATTACAAATACTGATTATTCTCCTATTGTTTTTGATGGTAATACTTACTATGCTCTTCCTATGGAAGTAGACGGATTAGACATAAAAAACGATGGAGCAATGAATCGCCCGACTTTATCAATAGCTAATATTGAGTCTATTGTAAGAGATACTTCCCTTTTTCAAAATGCTGATGATGGTCAGTTTGATGGTATTGCTAACTTTAAATTGGAGGATTTAATAGGAAAAAAGCTCACAGAAAGAACAACCTTAGAAAAGTATTTAACAATAGACCCTACAGTTTCTAGCTCTAGAGCTATAATAGAATACCCTACACGAAAGTACGTTATTGATAGAATAAAAACAAAAACTGCTGATGTTGTAATGTATGAGTTAGCAGCCCCATATGACTTAGAAGGAATAAAGCTACCTTCCAGAGTTGTTATAGGTAAATACTGCCCCTGGGAGTATCAAGGCCGCACTTTCAGCACCCCTATAGGGGGTTGTACTTGGCCTGCTAACGGGTCGGTTCCTGCTGCTCCTAACACTTATTCGTGGCGTACTGCAAATGATGAACCACTTTTATGGTGGGGGTTGATACATAATGTCGGAGGATCGGTAAAATCAGGAAAAACCTGGAATAATTCAAGTCAATTTAGTATAAATACTCTAGTTGCTTTGCCGGCTGATGGGGACTCAAGCCCTTCCTGGAATGAGAGAAGTTATACTTACTGGCAGGCTAGAGCAACTAATACTAATTCCGAGCCCGCCCCTAATAATAGTGATTGGCAACAAGTTTTTCTATTTCGAACATGGATCACTGGAACTACATATAAGACTCATAGTACACAATCAGAAAGAAATGATTATGTTATATATCCTGTTTCGGGGAACTCATCATCAACTACTAGTTCTTGGACATTAACGGATACTAGCACTATATACAGGTGTATAGTAGAAACTGATAGTGCTGTACCTGGTAATAAGTCTGATTATTGGGTTCGTGGGGATGTGTGCGGTAAACTATTAAATTCTTGTAAAGTACGTTTTCAAAGCAGGGGTACTTCTGCTTTTAGGGACTATCCCCCTATTTTGAAGACTCAAAGTGACAGACCTTTACCATTTGGTGGGTTTCCGGGCAGTAGAAGGCATAGATAATGGATATAGACGCTATAAAAGAACATTTCGATAAAGAATTTCCACGAGAGGGTTGTGGTGTAATTTCAGTAATTAAAGGTAAGAAAAAGTGGATTCCCGTTAAAAATGTTTCCACAGATCCAGATAATTTTATATTAGATTCGGACGAATATATAAGACTACTTACAACAACAGATATAATAGGTATAGTACATAATCATATAGGAGATAATTCAGAGCCTAGTCAAGCAGATATAGATTATTGTAATGCATTAGGAATACCTTATTATATATTTAGTTACCCAGATATGGATTTAACAGTAGTACAACCAGAAACAAATGTAGTAGATTTATATGGGCGAGAGTATAAATTTGGAGTTCGTGATTGTTTTGAAGCAGTACGTGATTATTTATTTAAACAAGGATTAGAGATACCTCATCGAGCAGCGTTTGAGGATAGTTGGTACACTAAAGGCTTGGACTATTTTACTACAGAAATGGTTAAAAAGTGGAAAGGAGAACCCGTGAGTTTAGACGAGTTGAAAGAAAATGACGTACTTCTTTTTAAAGTGAATGAAGAAGTAAATGATCATTGCGGAGTATACTTAGGAAATGATATTTTTTACCATCACGCATTTAATAGACTATCATGCAGAGAAAACTTGTATCCATTTTGGTACCCACATTTAGTAGGAGCTTATAGATATGTTGCGTAAAGTATACTTAGAAGGAGAACTCGGAGAGAAGTATGGTAAAGTTGCGGAAGTAAAAGCTGAGAGTGTACGAGAGGTTATGCAATATTTACAAGCAAATCATGATACGATTAATAAGTATCTTATTGACTCCACAGAGAAGAGAAATATCGGCTTCACAGTAAAAATTGCCGATACTTATGTAGACGATGATAGAGAGCTTCTATTACCCTTTGATAAAGGAGACATTATTATTACTCCTACCCCCATGGGAGCTAAAGGAGCTGTAAAAGTAATAGTAGGAGTAGTACTGGTAGTTGTAGGAATTTTAGTCTCTCCTGTGAATCCTAAACTAGGCATGGCTTTAATAAGTATGGGCGCTAATCTCGTTATGACCGGAATACAAGAAATGATGGCACCCGACCCTTCAACAGACGCGGAGACCGAAGAAGAGGAGGGGTATATTTTTCAAGGCGCAGAAGCCTCCATTATAGAAGGGTATCCTGTACC